CAATAGAACACTACAATGGAAATGTCTGCATGTAGACCCAAGTATAGATATGAGTTGGTCAGATATTCAAGATATGATTGATAACTTTGTAACATTAAATGATGCTAATCATACAGCTTTACAGAATGAGACTAGGGTAGGAGATTGATAGTAAAAGATGACTTCTTAACATTGGAAGAATTGGATCAGTTGGACAGTATTATTAACGATCAATTCTTTCCGTGGTTTTATCAGACAGTACAAACATGGGATGACGACCCGTTTTTTTGTCATGTTTTATACCATGCTGATGAGCCTCGATCAGAGTTTTATAGACCTGTACAAACCATATTTAAAAAGTATATGAAGTGGACATCTATGTATAGGCTGAATGTTAATTTATGTCCAAAGATTGGTAGTACATCTAATTTTCATACTGATACAAATGGAAAAGATAACGAAGAAGTAATGACAACTGCTATTTTTTATTTGAATACAAATAATGGATATACAGAATTTGAAGATGGTAGTATAGTTGACTCTGTACAAAATAGATTAGTAACTTTTCCAACAAAGACTCTTCACAGAGCTGCTGGACAAACAGATGAAGATAAAAGAATAGTGCTAAACTTTAACTATATATAATCAATAATATGGCTACAGCAAAAGAATCAATGGCAAAAATAGCAGCACACGAAAAAGAATGCGCTATGCGTTATGAAAACATAGAAAAGCGTTTGGATAAAGGTGATGCTAAGTTTGATGCTATGGATGCAAAATTTACTAGATACATAATAGGTTTGTATCTTTTAATAATAGCGGCCAGTGGAGTTGATAGAGTCTTTTCTTAAACACATAAATTAAATAAGGAGTATTTAAATGGAAAACAACCCAATACAAGAAGTAACTTTTGATGGTGACACTTACAGCATTGAGAACCTAACCCCCAGAGTAATTGAGTCTTTTAACACCCTGTTCAAAGGCCAACAAAAACTTAATGACCTTGCTATAGAAGTTAGGTTAGCGCAAGCAGGTATATCTGCATTAACTGAGGATCTTAGAACTATTTTAAAAGAAGATAAGATAAAACCTACTGTTAAAGTAGAAGAAGAAAAGGAGTAATTATGGATATCGAAAAATGCAAAGCTGAAATAAAACGTCACGAAGGTGAGGTTTTAGAGATCTATGAAGATAGCTTAGGCTATAAAACTTTAGGCGTAGGCCATTTGTGTCAACCAGGCGACCCAGAGTATGATTGGGAGGTTGGTACACCCGTAACTCAAGACGTAGTAGATCTATATTACGAAGATGATTTTAAAAAACATCTTGATGAAGCAATACACGTGTACGGTTCAGAAGAAAAATTTTACAGCTTGCCCGAAGATATACAACACGTGTTGGTGAATATGTGTTTTAATCTAGGAGGCACTAGACTTTCTAACTTTAGAAATATGTTAGATGCCTGTAGAAAACACGAATGGGAACGAATGGCTGCTGAAATGGAAGACAGCAGATGGTTTAAACAAGTAGGAAGAAGGAGTCTAGAACTACAAGCGTTAGTTCGTAATACTGTATAATGAAAGAATGGCATATTTTAAACTTATTACTTTCGGAGGCAAAGCACCTAGAGTATCTCCTAGGCTTTTAGCAGATAATCTTGCGCAAACTGCAACCGACGTAAATTTAGAGAGTGGACGTCTTGTACCTGTAAAAGACAATTCTACAGTAAACCCTTCTAGTGGGGTTTCTACGCTTGCTAATACTACTAAGCAAACTATATTTAAATACACTGACAGCCCAGAACGTTGGCTGCAGTTTGATGAAGATGTAGATGTCGTGCGAGGGCCCATAGCTGGGGACACGAACGACACGATATATTGGTCAGGACAGTCTTTTCCTAGGATGGGCAGAAGTGACATCATCTTAGGCAGTGCGCCCTACCCCGATGCTTTTTATAGACTAGGCATACCAGCACCGACAGCTGCTCCTACAGTAGCGATCGCAGCACCAACAACAATCAATGCAACCATAACAACCACTAGTGGATCCGGTGTTATAACAGTGACTACTGCAAGTGTTCACGGGGCAGCAGTTGGTGATATTATGACGCTTGTTGGTTTCGGTGCTACAAATGGGCTAACAGCTGACGAAATTAATGGTGATTTCAAAATTGTTTCTGTTCCTAGCACCACAACATTGACAGTTGCAACCAGCGGGTCTGCTACAAGTTCAAGCACATCTAGTTCAGTTAGTAACGGAGCGTCTTTTAATGGCCCATCCGATGCTGATTTAGATTTCGAAACATCTTATGTTTATACCTTTGTATCTGCTTATGGTGAAGAAGGGCCACCCTCTGCTGCTTCTACTGTTGTAACCACCGATGATAATCAAAAAATCAATCTTAGTAATTTAGAAACTAGTCATTCAAACTCAAACATTAATCTTCTTAAAAAACGTATATATAGATCTAACACTGGTTCAAACACCACGCAGTTTCAGTTCGTGGCAGAGCTTGCACTGTCAGCTACAACATACACGGATACTTCTAAAAACAGCGAGTTAGCTGAGGTTATACCCTCTACTACATGGATTGCACCGCCAGACGATGATACCTCTTTGTATCCAGATGGGCCCATGAAAGGGTTGTGTGCGTTGCCAGGCGGAGTGTTTGCTGGTTTTACTGGTAAACGTATATGTTTTAGTGAACCTTTTCTACCCCACGCTTGGCCTGCAAACTATAGGCTTGCTATAGAAGAAGAGATAGTCGGCATGAAAGTAGTATCAAACGGTATTTTAGTTACAACAAAAAGCGTGCCATACCTAGTCACAGGATCTGGGCCTGACACGATGACAGCAATACGTATTGAAAGTTCGCAAGCTAACCTAAACAAAAGATCAATAGTCGACATGGGGCCCTTCGTTATATATGCAAGTCCGGACGGCTTGATTGCAGCCGAAGGGACAACTGTACGAAACTTAACAGAAGGGATTATCACACCTAGTCAATGGCAAGCTAACTATTACCCTGCAACAATTACTGGATTTTTATGGGAACAAAGATATGTTGGTTTTTACAACACAGGCAGTGGCTTTGGTGGTTTTATATTTGACCCAAGAGTTGGTGATGGCACAAGTTTTGTAGATCTTGATGCAGGCGGACTTATACGTGGTGGGCACACAGATCCGGACGACAGCCAGTTATATTTAATTATAAGTAACACGATTAAAAAGTTTCAAGGCAGTGGTACTAATTTAACGTTTAATTGGAAATCAAAAGAGTATGTTATGCCAAAACCAATTAGCATGGGTTTTGTAAAAGTAGAAGCAGAATCATACCCCGTAAGAGTTAAAGTATATGGCGATGGCTCTGTTATTTATAACGCATCAATCGCAACTTCTGGTAGTGTTTTTGCTGTCACTGGAACTACCCCTAGTTTTAGTTCTACTTCTATACCCGAACCTATACTAAGACTACCAGCGAGTGTACATAAAACTTTTGCCGTAGAAGTAGAAGGTGCCACTATTGTCAACGAAATTTGCGTTGGAGAGTCTATAGATGAATTAAGGGGTATTTGATGAGTACTAAGGTACCTGCGTTAAAAAATATACCAACCAAAGTAGATAGAGAATTAGCTGATACCCTTAAGTCTATGAAAGAAGCCCAAGAAATTAGACTGGGCAGGCTAGGTGATCCCTTAGATAGAGCTATAACACTACGAGAGTTAATAGACTCTGGTATGGCTAAGAAACTTACTAACAAACCTTTTGACCCTAACGGAACCACACCAGAATTCATACCTAACGACGATGCTATTGGGGATCTAAGTATTCCACCTGCTCCTACGGGGCTAGAAGCTTCTGGAGCTTTTACCGAAATCATAATTAACTGGAACACAGCACCATATACTAACCATGCATACACAGAAGTGTGGCGTTCAAGAGATGATGAAGTGGGCACCGCTACTCTTATTACAACCACTAGCGCTTTTGTCACCACCGACCCTGTTGGTTACAATCAAACTTATTTTTATTGGGTACGGTTTGTAAGCACTAGCGATGTAAGAGGCCCGTTTAATCAAACAAACGGTACAAAAGCAGACACAGTAGAAGATATAGCCGAAGTTATGACGCAGTTAAGTCAAACTCTAGCAGACTTACCTGGGTATAATCTATTAGCTACAGGTACAACAGCAGCAACTATTATTAAAAGTTCTGGTGAACCTAGCACTAGAACAAACGGTGATGCTTTACAACCCAATGATATTTGGTTTGATACAGATGATGGTCAAATCTATATAAGAAATGCATCAAACAACGCTTGGGTAGCCGGGCGTGATTCAACTCTAGTTAACTTATTTGGAGCTACTAGTTTTACTGGTAGTACTTTAACTGCGGCTATGGCAACAGCGCAAAGTGATGTAGTTACTTTAACCACGGCTAATACTGCTCGTGCTACTGAAATTACTAATCTAAGTGCTACAGTCGGCGGGCATACGAGTTCTATAAGTACTTTAAACACAACCACTGCAAGCCACACTGGTGATTTAAATGCGATGTTTGTACTGCAAGTTTCAACAGAATCGAATGGCAGTAAGTCAGCTGCAGGCATGGTTATTGGATCTAATGCTAGTAATGGTTCAGGGGCCCAGTCCTACGTACAGTTCCAAGCTGACAAATTTGCTATTTGGAGTGGGTCTACAAATGTTGCGCCTTTTATTGTTAGTGGGGGCACTGTTTTTATAGACAGTGCACGTATACAAGATGGAGCTATAACAAATGCACGTATTGCTAATGCAACTATTGAAGACGCAAAAATAGCTAACATAAACGCTTCTAAAATTACTGCGGGGACAATAAGCACAGCCCGTTTGGATTCTTCAGTTATAGTATCCACAGACTTATCCACAGGGGGTTCTACAACTATTAATGGTGCAAACATCACTACGGGCACCATATCTGCTAACCGTATAGATACTGCTATTTTAAGAGCGACTGACGTTGGTTCGGGTGGTTCTACTACCATTGACGGTGCTCGAATAACAACAGGTACAATATCTGCTACTCGCATAGACACAGCTAATTTAACTCTGCCGTCATCAGGCGTATCATTAACAACAATAGGGCCTTGGTCCCCAAATACTTTTGCATACAAGCTAGTGGGCAGCGTGGGGTCAGGAGCAGGGTTTTACCACGGTTATGTAAGGTTGGTTGGCAGCACTAATCACGTTAAAACAGTTAGTTTAGTTTATTTTGATGCAAGCACTTCCGCCATAATTTATAATAGTGGTACAACTGATAAGTTACCAGGACAAGTAGATAGATTTTTTTCAAGCTCTGATTCTGCAAATATTCCACAAGCTTTTGTATACACAGGAAGCAATTCAGTAAATCTATTTGTTTTGGCACAAGGAGATTCTGGT